CCTGTGGCAAGTGGTGTCTGCTTCAAGCCGATACTGCCAAGTACCACGGCTGATCCAAGCCAGTTGTTGAACGTATTGCCAGCTCCTGGGATCGTGTAGACATTCGATGCGGTGTCTCCAGAAATTAGCTGGGGTGTGATAAGTTCAACAGTGTAATGGACGATGAGACTACCAACTGGTTGTTCTGCAACTTCAGATGACACCTGTACGTACAGCTTTCCGGCGTCATCTTGTCTCAACAGTGCAGAGTTGGAGGGTGGAGCGAAGGTGGTGCGGACGTAACGATACTTATCCGCACCATTCAAACTTTTTGGTGAAAGTGTGATGCGCTGATTCTTCCAAATAGCGTCTTGAACAGCATTTTGGTATGCCATGAGTTCAAGCTCACTATCTGGCGGCTCATCAGCCGCGTCGTAGTCACACCCCATTGTGACCACGCCTTCTTTGGTCGCTGGCACTCGCGACAAATATTCGAACTCTAGTTTCTTAAACCTGAAGCGTTCCCAGCCTTCTGCCTGGACGCTCAACCATGGGAAAGTCCGTGATTGTCCCGGGTTCAAAGCGTAGACAGCTGGGTCGAATGATGTTTGCGTAGTGCTGACCGCAAGGAGTTCAGAGTGTGTGATGGTGCAGCTGCGTTGGCCATTAGCGTTAGATGCCTTAACCCGGGCTCCCCGAGTTTTGACAGATCTTGAAGACGCAAGCGATTGACTCGCCTTCGAGTCCTGCTTTGCGCCTGCTCCACCTCTAGTAGTGGAACGCTTTCTGGCAGGTTTTCCTGCTTTGGCTCCTCTGGTTTTACCACCTTGTTTGCTCGCATTCATACAATTATGATATTGTTGTGCTGTTTCGAGTCGTGGCCTGAGCACCACGTCGTCCGTATATATACATATACCCCCTCGTCGCGGACCATAACATTGATTCTTTAAGATTATCAAAGAGGTACGTCTATGACTAAGGTTTACATAAAGACTACACCACCGCCTTAGGTCACCCCGCTGCCCTTGCCCTTGGGCTTGCGTGGGGCGCTCTTAGCGGCTGCGCGTTTAAGTGCGGCTCTCTTGGCTATCGCAACTTTTTCGGCGGGAGTTTTGGAATTCCAAAACTTGGTGTGCCGCTCAGCTCGTTTGTCGAGGATTTGCGGACTTGGGCCCGGCTTCGCGCTTCTAGCTGCGTTAGCGGGTTTAGCTGCAACCGTAGTCGCGCTAACAACAGGCGCCTCAGCTGCCGTTTGTTGTTCTTCTTCAACCTCCTCATCTTTGCCTTTGTCATCAGGTGTGGTGATCGCACTGCCTTGCGCTGGAACCTCTGGTTGAAGGAGTTCACCGTTAATAACTACAGTTCTGTTAACGGGAATTTTCTGCCGCATAAACACAGGAGACTGAAGAAACAAAATCGAATCAATCCCTAGGTAATCTACGTGCCTAATCCAATCATGGAACCCGCCGAAGTCAAATTCTGGCAGTTGTGATTGGGCTAAGGCAAACATCCATCCTGAGTCCTCGTTTGGATATTGCACTTCGAACGCTACTTTGCTGCCCCAAATGTTGAGGTAGTCACTGTAGACGTTCGGAAATTTGCGCAGCACTGTCCTGCACCACTCCCCGAGAACGGGAGTGTTGGCGTCTGTGAGGCCAAACGCCCTTGCTTTCTCAACGGCCTTCATCAATGGTGTACATTTTGATGGTAAGGCCACGGTAGTGTGTAACTTGCTCAACTGTCTTTTGAGATCGCACATGGAGTTGTTGTCTCCGAACCACACATCAGGGCTATAAAACCGTGCTAGAAATTTAACGCCTATTGAACCCCTCTTCACTGTTGTTACTTCGAGTTCCTGGCCCATTTTCGTTGCTGCTCTGATGAGTGCTGCTTCACTAACGCGAGGGATGGGTCCGCCATTGCAGTCCCCACTTGGAGTTACGCTATCATCTCCACAATAAATGCCGAGCATTTCGTAGGCCATGATAGGAGGTACTCCCTCACTACGGAAGGCACAATAAGCATTGAAGGCAGTGTTTATTGTGTTGAAGAGGCCGGTCTCTGGTGACCCTGAGCCTCTGGCAGTTCCGCTTTCATATCTAGTACCAAGCGAACCTCTCACGGACATGTTCACTTGTGAGTTTGCCAACTCAAGTGCTCGTTCATGAACGTCTCTAATAAACGCCCGAACTATGACCATGGATTCCAGCTCCCTGTTAGCTGGTGAGATGGTGCCATCCATCCTGTTGTAGTCACCTTGTTTAAGGTCTTCGGCGAGTGAGCAGAGCAATACTATCCGCTCAGCAGTTTCCAATGGTGTCATACCAGGTTGGTACCACGGCCATGAATGCTTTGCGTAATCTGCCATAGCATAGAGATACAAAGACCAAGCCACTTTATCCGGTGGATCTATAATGGTTATGTTCCTCGCTGGGGTAATTTTTGCATAAGCTTCATGTTTTAGCATGCTCGTGGCAGTCGGTGGTCTGTGTGGAACATCATCCGCTTGGCCAATAATTGCTAATTGGCTTGGGCGGTGCTGTCTTTCCACGACGGCGTCAAAGTCGAGTGGAACTATGACACCGCTCCTAGGAAAAAGGAACATGACAAACTCTTCCGCTAATATGCGGGTATAGGCATCCATAACCGTGGTCTTCGCCATATTGGTTATTCTCTCCTTGACCGTAACATCTTCGTTAACTTGGGTCAATGCCGGTGCAAAACAGCC